CCATTTTCTACCCCTTAATATGTCATTACTGACGTGCCGATTATACCAAACAATGAGCTACCTATGATGAAGGCATCCACTATTGGCTCTGAAGTTGTGAAGGTTGTAAGCCAAGAATTAGGTGTGATTTCGTGTTTAACTCCCATACATTGCAGAGTCTTTTCGATTGTAGAACCATCCTGCCCCACGTTTTTAACTGTTACTGAATCAAAAAAGTCAAGAGTCAAAGCTGCTGTAACCCCAGCATCATAGTCAGGGGTGTTCAAATCTAGGGTTAGCGCATCTATTCTGAGCGTGGTCTCAGCTCTAGTGCTGACATATACTCTGGCAATATCTAACGCCTGAGCATCAGTTTCAACCAGTAAATCAGTAGCGGTAAATGAGTGTGGGAAATACTTGATTGCACTTGGCTCGTCAAAGGCTGTCTGTGCTGTGCCACCTGCTCTGGTAATGCTGGATTCATCGACAATGAGCTTGTCATCTAGGGCAGTAACTATGTTTCGGTAGTTAATACCATCCCCAGCATTTGAGAAGTAGATAGGCTCTGAGCCTGATTTCTGCTGGATGTATTGGCGGCTTCTAAAGGTTGCATTGCCTGATGGTGCTATGTAGAACGCACCCTGCTCACTAAACTCCATATTCTTGATTGCTTGGAGTGAGGTACGAGCTGTTCCCGGGTCTGCCTGAACTGTTGTTGAGCCTGTCTCTATATCTCGCATTGAGGATGGAAAGCCTATTGTGGAGAGGATTGAGGTAACTCTATCGCCTGTGGTCTGGCCAGCACTAGCACCTGTTACTGAGGTTATATTGGACATATTAAGAAGCCTAAAAGCATCTGATAGCTGGATATCTACATAGCCAATGTTCTGCTCTTGATCCCAAGTATAGTTATAGGCAGTTGTATAGCCTGAGAACAGATATTCCTCATCTGCCGTAATTCTAACTTTACGCAATGGCACTAACTTACCTGCGTATGGTGACTCTGGGTTAGTTGGATTCCACGCGCCTGTTGGGTCATATACTCTAACTACGGCTAACCCGGCTTGGAATTCCTCTTGGAGCAAATTATAGCCACGGGATATGCTTATCTTGCCAACTTGATTTGTTATATCAACAATGTCAGCAGCCTCGTTTGCTAATACATCCTCACCTAGAACGCCAAATCCAATAATAAACGGATAGCCAAAGATTGCTCCAGAGCTAAAGTCAAAGGTTACAAGGATGTTAGGTGCTGCCACTATGCGCCACCAGCAAAGCTCTTGAGTGGGTTATAGCTGTTTGAGTTGCCGTTTGCGCTGTTGTTAATGACTGCTGCTGTAATGCCGTAGGCCGCAGCGTTAGGGTCAATGCTTATCTTAACTGTCTGTGTGCCATTGCCACCTGCTTGACCAAATGGAGTACCGATAGAATCAACGTAACTTCCGGCTTGTCCAAATGGAGTTCCCATTGAATCTACAAAGCTGCCAGCCTGTCCAAATGGAGTGCCTAATGAACTGCCATTAGCAATAGCGGTTGGATATATAACAGGTGCCGCGACTGAGCCAACTGCAACCTTAGGAGTACCTAGCGCAGCTAGTTCATCTCTTAATTGCTTTAGGCCATCTAACGCATCTGCAAAGTATTTGCCCCAGCCCTCTAGTGGGTTTTGGTTGGCTAACTTCATTGCTGCTATCTGAGAGGCTAGTAATTGCTGAGCTAGGCTTGCAGCTGCATCCTCATTCTCAAGCAAGATAGCCTGTTGCAGGCGAAGTCTTAGAGCCTCGTCTGCGCTGATCTTACCCATTAGGGCAGCTGTGTTCTGAATTAAATCTATGTCAAATACGTTAGAAGCTGTATCGAGAACCTTCATAGCCTTCTTTAGGGCTTCTTGCTTCTTGAGTTCAGCAGTTTTCTTTTTTTCAAGTGCTACTGCTTCTTTGTTTAATTTCACAACATTGCGGCGGTATAAGCGGTCAGCCTGATTTCTTTTCTTAATAAGTTCTAAGGCGGCTGGAGACATATCTGGAAGGTTTCCGCTGCGTGGATCATAAGGTGCGTTGGCTGCTTTATTTGCTCTAGCCTTTTCAACTTGATAGCCGGGTGTTAATTTATCTGTCAGGCTTACAAGTTTGCCAAACCATCCAACCATAGTTCCAAATCCAGAAATAATAGAGGCAACAGCTTCTGCCATAATTACAATGTTGTCAGCTGCCTTTTCAATATCTCCATTACCAAAAGCCCTTTTGAGCGCATCTACTAGACCAGTTCCAATGATTTCTCTAGCCTTGTCAGCCGAGTTAGCAAGTATTTGGAATTGACCTTCTGGTGTGTCTCTGAGGCTCTTATTAAAATCTTTATAGGTTGAGTTTAGAACCTTGACTATTGCTTCTGCTCGTTCGGTCTCAGTACCTGTTGAAATCATTTTCTTAGTTACATCATCAAGGACAAAGCCAGTCTTAGTTAAGGATGTAAAGTTACCATTGAGAGCCTGTGCAAGGCCGTTGGTCATTGACTTAAACTCAGCAGCAGAGGCAGTTGCACCCTTTTCAGCTGTTACATAATCAAGAATGGCAGGTGTAAGTTTGCTAATAGTAAGTATTTGTAAATCAAAAGTCGCTAATTGAGATTGGATTTGAGTAATGTTTCCAGCGGAAACTACCCCAATTTGCTCAAGCGCATTTGCTTGCTGAGTTAATATGTCAATTTGCTCTGAACTAGCATCGTTGGTTACTCTGAGAAGTTTGGCTAATCTTTCCTGTTGTGCTGATGCTTCTAAAGAAGCCCTAACAGAGGCTCTAGCAAAATTGAGAACAGCCTTAGCACTAAAAGCCACACCAGTTGCAAGTGCAAGGTTTCTAACAGATTTAGTAAGTTTTTGGGTAGCACTCTCAGCTTTGTTAAAGGCTGGCTTGCCGCGATATTCCGCACCAATACCGATCATTAAGTCAGTTGTCATTAAAATTTACCAACTTTCTGTCTGAATTTATTGGCTGCTGATTCAATAGACTTAATGACTGCCGCATTTACCTTGCCATTGTCTTGATACCACGCCTTAAATATAGCTCTACCGCGTGATTTACCTGTGCCGTACATAACAGGCAACTGCCTAATAAAGTTAGACCCGGCGTTAGGGTTATTAGAATGTGAATACTTTTTCTGTCCAACTGCCTTCTTAGGGCCTACCCACGGCTGGCCGTATGGATTCTTACGCCCAGCAGTCTCAAAGATTGCGCCTGAGGCTGTCTTGTTGTTAATGCTTGCAAGATAGGAGAATCCGCTGCGGTTAGGCTTTGTGGGTGTTGTCTTATACCCAATGCCACGTCTCATTAAAGTAGAGTCATAAACAGGCCAACGCCCTGCGATGCTGGTCTTGCGCCAATTACTAGGTGTTGATTCAGTAGGAATGAACCCACGGGCTTTAGAGACAATAGGCCGTAATGATGAGGCCATCTCTTTTTGCAACTCTTTTGCTAGATCAGGTTCAAACTTGCGTAGAGATGAGCGAAGCTGGCTACCGCCTTTGAGCTGGGTTGTTGGCACTTCTCATCTCCTTAGACCTATCTTTCATAGCCATTAAATACGTTTTGAACATTCGTTCATCCATCTCTATAAAGGATTGAACAGGAATTCCCGTCTCTAGGCTCATTCGTGCAATGAGGTAGGTCAGGGAATCCCTAGTTAGTCCAAAGGGTCATCATCAAGAACTTCCACCCGTACAAGCGAGTCAATGAAGTCCGGCCCAAAAGGTTTTACAGTTTCGCCTGATCGCTTGATACATTCCCAAGCTAACCAATAAACATCGGTCTGCTTCTCATCCTCACGGAAGGCTTTGTGCATCCCCTTCTTGGCATACGCTTCAAAAGCGACTTCAATGCCGGGTGTAATTGTGTGGGTAGTATCGCTACCATCCACCCTTACGATTCTTAACTTTGCCATTTTTAGCCCTTTTCTTTAGTTGGTTAGAATGTGCCTGTTGAGGCTACTGCTGTTTTGCTGTTGCAAGTGAAGGTAATGTCCATCATTGCTTCGTCTGCTACTGCTCCGTTGATGTCTGTCAAGTTATCAACAAGAATTGTACCTGTATATAGAACGTTTGTAGCTGATACTGCTGCTGTCTTGTCTTGTAGTGCTGAAAAGGCAACTGTGGTGCCGTAGGCAGCTTGTAGAGTCGCTAGGACTGAGCCTGCTGCTGTGTCATTCAAGAATGATACTGTGATGGTGTCTGCTGAAAGTCCACTTACAAACTTGTGTGCAGTATCACCCATAGCGGTGACTTCAAGCTGGTCTGATACGCGGTTAAGGCTAAAAGATGTAACGTGGTCTGATAAGTCCACAGTTGCAATCTTAAATCCTACATTGTTGTTTAGAAAAATTGCCATTGCTTATTCCTCGTCTTTCTTGGCTGGTGCGGCTTTAGGGGCTGATGGTTGAACTTGACCAATCTTTATCAGAAAAGCCAAATCCTCAGGTGTTAGATTAGTCATTGTTTAACTCCAACTCGTTAAAATACTAACGCGTAATTCACACGTTAGAAGGTCTCCAGCCGTTGTATCAACTGACACACCAGACACAGAGCCAACATTATAAGTCAAGGATGATGCTGCTAGTTTGTTAAACACACCCACGATAAAGGTCTCAATATCTTGGAGTGAACCTTGATTGTCTAACAAAGGTAAGTAAAGTTTAATTCTAAAGTTAGCCAATGGGCTAATTGTGTTTTTACTGTTATTGCTTGGCGTAATGTAAGGATCATCAGGTTCTACAACTACGCTGTTGGCCAACGGACTGGCAGGCGGAAAGGAAAAGACCTGCCAGACTGTTGGATTACTTAACGCCGTTGCAATGGTAGAACGGAGAGTAGTGACGGCTACTGTCATCCGACTAGTCCATTAGGATTTAAGTAATTCGCAATCAAGCCTCTAACTCTAGCTAGGAGAGTGTTACCCATTTTGTATGGTGAAGGTGTAAAGCCGTCAGGACTTACGCCACCTGCGTTTGAAAGTTGTCTTGATTGCCAAATGTCCACGGCAATTAGTAATGATGCTTCTCTTACTTCTGGCACAGTTGCAAAATCAACGTATGTATCTCCAGCTACAGAGCCGTAGGGCACTACTGGATGGTAAGGCCTTTCGGCAATGTTGTTGCCCTGAAGAAGAAAGCTGATTGTGTAATTTGTAGAACGGAAAGAACCATTATCAACGGCTGTAATAGTCTTTGAGCCGTTGAACTTTGAGCCGTTGCCAGATACTACAACTGTCTCGCCAACGTAGAATTCGTGAGGTTCTGCAAAATAAAGTGTGCCTACTGCGTCAGGGCTTGCCGTATTACTATGCCCAATGTTAGGTGTGCTGTTAAACCATAGATGCCCTTTGATGATGTTTTCAGCGGCCTGTGCCACTTCCTCAACAACTGCGTTATCGTAGAGAGAGCCAATGCCTAGAACTGTGCGCAGTTCGGCTTGTGTAACGTATGTGGCTGCCATAATTTCCTCTCTAATGAAAATTGTAGGGGCTAAGGGCTACAAAGCCCCTACAACAATTTACCTAATGGTGGTTATGCAACCATCCACTTGTACGCGCCAGCTGCAACCTTTGTTGCGATTGCGCCGTAGCCAAAGTATCCAACGTTAATCTGTCCTGAGTTAATTAGGTTTGACTCTAGACGGAATGTTGGTGACTCGTACCAGGTGTATGACTCAGGGTTAATTGCAACGATTGTGCCATCGCCTGTACCTGAAAGTGAACGTGAAACATAAAGGTTTAGGCCGTTAATGTTTCCTTGTAGTGAAGTAGGTGCTGCTGCTCCAGCGTTATTTACTGGGTTTGCAGCTGTGTAGATTGCGCGGTTTGTTGTATCAACAAGACCCATAATTGCGCCCCATTGTTCTGGAGATACAACGATGTTGCGAGCAAAGCCAAGTGTGCCTGAATAAACAGATACAGCGGCATCAGTTACGAAGTCAAGAATGTTAGCTGCTGACATTGTGCGGTTTCCGCCGTCTGTCGCTGCTGCAACTACTACTGCTGATACGCGGTCATTTGTGGCCTTTGCGTATGCATATTCCATATTCTTTACAAGTTCAGCGAAGAACGCTGGTGAGCTTCTGTCAAGAATTTCTGTTGAGAATGTCTGTTGTCCAGCAAACTTCTGAACTGAAACTGAAAGGTATGCAGCTTCTAGGTCTGTGTCTGATGGTGCGCCAGCCTCAGCTGTTACTGCAACTGTTGGTACCTGTGAAATCTTTGGAATTTCAAAAGTCATACCTGCATCTGGCAATACGCCTGATGAGATTGCTGAAATAAATGGGCGATCAGCGTTAGCCAATGGGTTGATTACCTCTGTGAGCTGGCGTGTTGGTACAAGACCAGCTGCGCCTGTTGTATCTGCTGCTGCTAGTAGGTATTGACGAGCATCCTCATCGCCTAGCTTGGCGCGGATTGAGTTTTCTAGGTACTTCTCTTTTGAGAGTTCAATGCGTGGTGCTGTGTACATTGCTGCTGTTACTGTTGGGCGTGAGGCTTCAACCGCAGGGGTTTCTACTACTGCCTCAGGTGCTACGGCTTCTGGAGTAATCTCCACTTGAGCCTCACTTTCGTTAGGTTGGGTTTCGGTTAGTGCTTCATCAACTGCTGCTGATGCTGCAACGCTAGTTACTGCTGCTGATTCAAAAGCAGCTGCCTGAACAAGACTTGTTTCAAATAGTCTTGCAGATTGAACAAATAGAACGCCATTGCGCGGTTCAGATGCCAATACTTCTACTCCAACACTAAGCCCTGAACGAAGGCC